GACGGACTTAGCCTCCGCTGAGTTCATAGGGCGGTAAATTGCTCACCCTATAATGGGATGGTGGTCTAGGCCGACCATCATCTCAGCTCTACCTGGTCTACTGGAATAAATTCACAGAAACAAGGTAGCGGGAGACGTCCCGTAATGCGTCGAGGATCGCGGAAGAGATCTAGGGGTATGACCTCCCGTTCGACGCTGATAGATGTAGCGAACCAGAACTCTTTAAGGGATCTGGGAAAGGGTCTTGATGCTTGCATCGAGATCCTTGGTTTAGGTCAAGAGAATCACCGTACTTGGCGATTGCGGAGGTGGGCGACGGCCCTCATCCGTTATATCGCCGGGGTTTCTCCAGATGTCGTGAGACAGATGAAGGAGACTAAACGGTTCTTTGCCCTCTGTAGGGAGAACGCCTTGCGGGCGGGATTGGAGAAATGGGAGCAGTTCCCATCCCCTCCAAGAAAGCTCGGGGCTTCCGTGATGGAGAGGCGGGTGCAACTTCACCAGTTGTCCCGCTCTTCTAGGAGCTTGCGTGAACCTACAGAAACGGTAGTATCGGAGGCTCTTGAGGATCATTGGACTTTGTGCCAAGACCCTTTCGAGACTCCCGAATACCTTCGGGAGAGTCTGAGGTCGTTTATCCGTTACCGTTTTGGCGGGACAGTTGACGCTTCATTCTCTGGTGTAGGTGCCTCCGCTTCGTTCTTCCGGACGAAGGGACACGGAGGCACACCCGAGGAAATAAGGGAGTTAACCGATAACTACCGGGACAGAGATGTCTCTTACTTGACCTTTATTGAGACGGCACAGAACCTCCCCTCCTTTATTAAGGATGAGGTGTCTATTCTTTATAGAGAAGACAGCGTAAAAGCGAGGTTCTTCGATGGGAAGACCCGGGTGAGCGGTACCTTTCGGAAGACCGCGAAACTCGGGGATTTGCTCTTCCCATACGACAGGTTACTGGAGTTGTCTTTAGAAGACTGGGAAGCCAAGAGGGAAACTTTGTTTTCTCTTGCGGCTTCCTGGGAAGCTATTGACTTCTCTGAGTTACCCTGGTGTCGGCAAGTTCCTGTGAGGGAGCGCGGCTTTAAAACCCGTGTGGCTACGCCACTTGAAGCTCCCTTCCGTTACCTGTTGAGCGTTGTCAACTCAGGCTTACTCTCGGTTCTCGAGTGTATGCCACAAGTTGTCAATGCTCTGCATGGTCGTCCAGCTGAGAAGCTAGATTGGTCCATCGGGACGCGGAGGAATTGTGTTCTTAGTGCCGACCTTAAGGCGGCGACAGACTACTTTCCACAGGACTTGATGTTGGTTGCGATGGATGAATTGAGCTCTCGGTGGCCGGATGATATCCGGTCACTGGCATTGAGAGCCGTCGGTCCTCACCGAATTCTCCACTTTGACGGTGTGAGAGAGGCCGTGACTCAGCGGGGAATCCTTATGGGCTCCCCGGTATCATGGCCACTCCTTTCCATCTATTCTGCCTGGCTCCATTCGGAGTCAGGTTCGGATGGGTGGTTCGGTGTTTGTGGGGACGACTACATCGGTTGCCATACCAAGGAGTCAATCCGAAGGTACAATGATGCCCGAAGATTGACTGGTGCCGTGCCCAGTCCTGGTAAGGACATGGTGGCGTTCCAGGGTGTGGGGGTCTTTGCAGAGGACCTAGTGACGGTCCAAAGGGGGAGGGTTCTGCCTACTGCGTCCGTAAGGGCCATTTTGGCGGATTCTAAACCTGGTAGACCATCTTGGGCCCAAGGGCCCGAGGTCTCGGAAGCGGTTCGCTTCCTTGGTCTTACTCCACGTGACGCTGGCTTGGTGTGTGGGAGGCTGCACAAGTCTTCCTACCAACAACTTAGGCGTGTCGATATCGATCCTTGTGCGCCGCGGTGGTGCGGGGGAGCTGGGTTTCCCGGTATACCCCTCCACAACAGCTACATTTGCGCTCGCCGTATTGTGAGCCAAGACTCCAAACAGGTGACCATTTGGGTCTCCGAATTAGAAGTCACATGGTCACAGGTGGGCGGATGCCCTATGTTAGCTGATGCGGTTTCGGAGGATATCAATAAATACGCCGATATCCAATGGGATAGCGGAGTTCCAGGGAGTTGGGGACCCTTGAGGGACGTTGTGGCGTCTCGCTTGGCGAGCCTCTCCTGGCCTTTCGTCCTCTCGGGTGCTGTAAAGTATTCGAAGAGGGTTACGTTAGGCTCCGTGAAACGGAGAATTGGGGATGTTAAGGCAGCCATTGCCTCTAAGGGGTATTGGTTATCGTCCGATGACCCAATTCGAAGTGGTGAGGGATTGGCCGCGATGCTCCAGGAGTTGGAGCCTCGCATAAGGCCATTATCCTTTACCCCCTTGTCTTTGAGTCTCCGACTGGAGGGACCTTTTGTGGACCATCTTTGCGTTCGGAAACGCAAGTTGGACTCGATTGGTGGCCCCCTTTGGGGGAGCCCGGTACGCCGGGTTTTCCCGAGGTACTCTTCTGGGTAGGTCCAGGCATTGCGCCCTGGCTTTATCTACCCGGAGTCTGGTAACCCCAGATCGAGTATCGAGTGGACTCGAAGTTGCT